TGGCATGAAGAAGCGGTTGGGTGATGACAAAGGGGATGAGGCAAGTACTCTCACTTTGGTTGATGACATCATCGTTGCGGAGTTTCCCTATGACTCTGACTTGGTTGCAGAAATTAAGTGCATACCTTCAGCGAAATGGGACAAGGTTGCCAAAGTATGGCGCACTCCGCTAACAAGCCTCAGGCAAATGCGGGACTTCGCAATCAAGTACGACTTCATCATCTCAAACGAAATCTTGGCTTTTGATATTCCTGACCACAAAAACCCAGGAGATGGTCTCTCTGTTAGGGGGAAGTATGTCTACCTCTCCTTTAAGTACGACCCTGTGATGGTGCGCTCGGTGAAGCAAATTGAGGGGATAACTTGGGACTCTAAGACCAAGGCTTGGAAGGCTCCGATGACAGCGATTGAAACCGTAGTCAAGTGGGCGACTACTTTCAAGGTTGATGTCCCAAATGATGTTCGTGCCGAGGCAGAAAGAATTAGTACGAGCCAAAGCGAACGACGAAGTGCTAGTCGTGAAGTTGATGCAGAGATAGATATCCCGGGGCTACAGGGGACACTCCTTCCATACCAAAGAGCAGGAGTTGCATACGCATCAGCAGTAAAGAGGGCATTCATCGCAGACGAAATGGGACTTGGCAAGACCCTGCAAGCGATTGCAACACTAGAGAACCTTCACCTGCAACGAGAAGATGGCGAGGCTAGTCCCGTATATCCAGCAGTAGTGATATGTCCGAGCACTCTTGTACTCAACTGGAAGAACGAATACAACCGATGGCTCCCCGAAAAAATCGTTGAGGTTGTCAAGAACCGCAAAGAGATACCTATGTTCGGTACATACGATGTTCTCGTCATTGGCTACTCCAATATAACTGCGTGGGAAAACCAGTTGATGAATCATAACGCTTATGTGTTTGATGAATCGCATTACTGCAAATCAACGGATGCACAGCGCACGAAGTCAGCAAAGAAGATGACTAAGTCAAACAAGAACGCAGTTGTTCTCTGCTTGACAGGAACTCCAGTAACTAATAGACCAGCAGAATATGCTTCGCAACTAGACATCCTTGGGCAACTTGATGCGTTTGGTGGACTATGGGGCTTCTATCGTCGCTACTGCAGTGCATATAAAGACAAATGGGGTCAATGGCATCTTGAAGGTCATTCCAACTTAGAAGAACTTAATGACAAACTGAGAGCAAACTGCTACATCAGAAGAACTAAAGACCAAGTGATGAAAGAGTTACCACCAGTCATCCATAATCCTGTTGTCGTAGAGGGCGTGCCCACTGTAATGAAGGAATATGCAAAGGCTAAAGATGACATCGTTGCTTACTTAGTGGAACGAGCAAAGCAGATAGCCAAAGAAATGGGCGTTCCGGTCGGGGCTGCCGCTGTATCAGCACGCTTGAGGGCTGAATCAAATGAGCATCTCGTGAAAGTGAGTGTCTTACGCAAGATTGCGGCTAAGGCAAAGATGCCAGCGGTTGAAGAATGGATTGACGCTCGCGTGCAAGACGGAAAGAAAGTTGTCGTTGCGGCTCACCACAGAGAAATCGTAGACATGCTCGCAAACAAATATGGCGGTTTGAAGATTCAGGGTGGAATGTCTATTGAAGATATTGAAGAGGCTAAGTGGAAGTTTCAGAACATGACCTGTGAGGAAGCCCCGGTTATTGTTCTGTCAATCCAAGCGGCTAAGACTGGACATACTCTTACGTCGGCTCAAGATGTTCTGTTTGTTGAGTTCCCTTGGACACCAGCAGACATTGACCAGACATACTCACGCTGTCATAGAATCGGTCAGTTGGGTTCCGTCACATCTACGTACATGATGACAACTGGAACCATAGATGAAGATATCTACTCGCTCATTGATAAGAAGAGGGTTGTAGTTAATAGGGCTGTAGAGGGAGATATTGCGTTCACTGAAGATAACGCTAGTAACATCTTGATGAAATTCTTAAATTTCTAGCAGATATAGGTTGCACGAAGCAAAGTATGTAAGTAGTGTTAATAGAGGACAAAGCCCCCCGAGTCCAAAGCGTTGAGCCCCACTCGTCACCCCCTGACAGTGGGGCTCCGTTATTTATTGGCTTGCTTGATGCCTGACTTGTACTCTTCCCAAGGAATTTCTTTGGGAATACAGCCATTACGCACATCGTCGCACGGGTAGTACGCCACATTTGATGATGCCAATACCCTGCAATCAGCACACTCAATAACTTCACCCATGTCTTTGACGCCAAACCGAATTGACAAATCAACATTCCGCCAACTATGCGATTCAACATTCTTCTTTATCTCTTCGGCACTTCCTTCAAATGGAGGAGTGACCTTGATAATCTTTTCCCAGAAACGAGACATTAGTTCTCGCCTTCCTCTTTTTCTAACTCAGCGAGTTCAAGTTCGTCGTCCATGATTTCGTCGATAATGAGTCCCGCATACTTCTTGCGGAGTCTCCAAATCTTTTTGTTCAGTTCTAGGAGTTGTTGCGAATTGCGTGCCTTGTCAACAATTTCCTCATCGTAATGCAGGTACTTGGCAAAAAGTGCATTATTAAAGTCTGACTGTTCAAAGATGATGTCAGAAATCCAGCCAGCACGGCGGTCAATCTGCATCATTAATTCGCATAAACCTTCGGGACCAAATTCTTCAAAGACGCGACCAACGATAATTTTACAGAGATGACCCCTGTAAATAAGTCCTGAATCTTTGTTCTGAGTTAAGAATTCCCCAAGGAAATTAACCAAATCCGCACGGGATATCTCGTTGTCTTCATCGTCGTCCATCATCGCACATCAGTCCTTCTAGGAAACGCGTGTGGTGCACACGATTCAATTGTCCCACGACCTAGACCTAGATTAGTGCAAGAATGGCCGACTGGGTCTCATGCTTCTTTTTAGTAACCCATGAATTTGGGTCCATAGAAGAGATGGCGCGTTCCGTGGGCTTGGCATCACGATAGTGGTCAAAGTACTCAACAACAGTGTTGTAGAGCGCCCAACCATTAGCCCCGTAGCCACCAGCGTTTTTCTCAGAGATATAAAGCGCACGGATAAGTGCGTTAACTTCTTCACGGTTATCGCGTTGGCGGTCAGTTTCATCTTTCTTCTTGACAAATACCGTATTGAGAACTTTGTCAATACTCAATGAACCAACAGGGACCTTGATGCTGAGTAATTTTTCTGCAGTACGAGTAAACTCATCTGCCCATGCAGTGGAAAGTTCAAGAACTTTTTGTGCTTCATTGATGGCGGTGTCTTGATTGCGGGTGTGTCGTGCAGTGAACACTCGGATAGCCGAATTCATTCCAGCCATAACAGTGTTCTTGCAGACTGCACGAATAGAAGTGTTGGCATAAGTGATAGGCGTCTTGCCATCATGTCCATTGCGGACCAATAGATAGCGTTCAATCTTGTCGTTTATGCCAGTTGGGTCAATGATAAGTCCGCCCATATCAATAGACGCAAAGAATTCACGCCCACCATTAAGTACCCCACATGTGTCTACGACAGCATCACCCTCAGTCGCACCAACAATAGCAAGAGCCTTGAGTAGGCAGTCAGAGTTCTGCTGAACCACAAAGCGAGTGCCTACCGTTGACAGGCTGTCGTAGGTGCCGTCATGATTAATGCGCACAGTTGCTCGGCTGTCTGCCACAGTTAAAGGAACGCTAGCCCCGTCTTCGTTGGTCGTCATGATGACCTGCCCGTCAGTGTCCACAGCGGCTACTTCGGTAAGAACTACCGTATAGTCGGCTTCTGCGGCACGGAGCATTTCCTCAGCGGTTTGAAGACCATTCATAGGAGTACCGAGGCGGTGCCAAGGAACTTCGTGGTCCGCATAAGCCATGCGGACTTTTCCTGCTCTGGTTGAATCTAGGTCGTGAGGCATTGCTATCTCCTTTAGATAAATCTATTAGAAGAAGATTAGCCTCTCAGTACCTATTGCAGTAACACCTCAGGAAGATTTCTTTAAAACTTTTATCTTTTCCGAAGACCAATGGGAGAGTTTAAAATGAATCCCGCCTCATGGCGCTCTAACTCAGTCTCTCCGCCCCACACGCCGTATTCCCGATTATTCCTGCCGTACTCTCGACACTCTGTAGATACGGGACATTGCTGACAAATCATAGCGGCTTTGGCTTCACGGCGAACTCGTGTTTGTGGTCTCTCTCCGATAGGAGGGAAGAACAAATCCAACTTCCCGTGACAGATGGCGAGTCTAGACCAATCCATGTCTGTTCTAGTCTCAGTGTCTATGTTCATGACTAAAGAATAACGGCACTAAACAGAAAAAGCAATAGTATTTACTAATCTTCGGCGGAGCGGTCCATCTCTTGCTTAAGGGATTCCCATTGGCGGTGCCACGACTTGGCTTCTTCTTCAGCATCCCATAGTTGCGGGGCCGATGCGAGTCTCCACGTAATGTATCCGCTAAGAACTCCTGCTAGATAAAAAAATAGGCACACAATCGCACCACCTTCTATGTCATTGAGGATTGTTCTCCTCGGTGAATTTAATAAGAGCCGAGCGCATATACATATCTACTGCTTGTTCTATGACAATGGTCGCTTCGGGTCCCTCAATAGTACACATTAATTCACCTGAACTTGAGTAAATCTCAACCTTGTCTTTCAGTTCCTCTAATATCTCTCTTAGGAACGATGTCTCAAAACGAACAATCCCAATTCCTAAATCATCCATTGTTTCCTGTGCCTCAACGAGGGTCTGGAGCGTTTCAATGAGTTCATACTTTTTTTCAGACATCAGATGACTTCCTTAAAATGGCATATAGGGACACCTTGCTAATCATCATCCTTTTAGAGACTTTGATAGCCGCATAACGAAGGGAGAACACGCCGAACTCATCAAGTTGCCGAACGACATCCATTCTGAGTTTCGGAGACTCCAACTCCCCTAGTGAAACGCCTATCTTTCTCTCAACTTCGTCACACAAGAAGTCAACGAGTTGATTCATATTCTTTACCGTTCTACCAAAGGCATATATCTGGTCTGATTGGTTCATTCTGATACCTTCTCATCAAATAATGGCGAATATTGAAGAGTAGGGATATCACTAGCAACGATGCGAAGCCCAAGAGTTGGGACCTGTCCGCTGGCATTGCCAATCATGTATCCAGATTCCTTGGAACCAGAGGGAAGGATGGAAGTCCCGTGTTTTGACTTGTGCCATTGTCGGTACGAGTTGAGTCTTGCTGTCGGGAGTATGAGGGCACTTCTAAAATTGCCCTCTTCTGAAACCTTTAGGTACATCCAGTATTGGGCTTTGGTGACATTGAGCCCAGAATGGACCCAAACAAAGTCGCCGTTCTCTTTTAAGACGCGATTAGGGCAATGGGCGAGTTCAACAAAGATGTTGCCGTTCTGAAATGCATCAGACTTTACCTCTATCCATCCGTCAAGCATTGCCTGAACGAGTTGAGAAGCGATGTTCTCGCCGTGCTCACCAAACTTTAAGTCAGTCTTAAACTGACCCTTTTGGTCCCCACGAATATCAGCGGATGGGTCGTACCCTTGACTTCGTTGCATTGGGTGACCTTAACATAAAGTTAGTTGCTGTGTCCAGCATTCTCAGCAACGAGTAGCCCAAGGGCGCCATCCACACTTATTGTGTTGCTGGCTGTAGTTCCACATTGCCAGTCCCGCACGAAGGTTTACCTCAGGGATAAACAAGTCTTCGCAAGTATTGAGGATTCCCTGAGCCTGAAGCCAGCCACTCGGGTTGTACTGATTCTTCTTGCACCAGTACCCGTTGATTTGAATAAGCCCACGACTTCCGCCATTCGGGTCAGTCTTATTGAACGACAGCATATTGCAACGAGATTCACGATTCATCACAAAACTCAATTTAGACCATTGCTTCTCGGTCCAGCCGACCTTAATTGCTAGGTCGTGATACTCACCGCATCTTCCATACATGAAGCGGGCTAGTTCGGTCCAGTTGACTCCCGAAAGGTCAATGGGGGCAACAGTCTCCGTGGGCTTCTCTGCTTTAACTTTCCCGCCCTCAGTCCCGCAGGTAGCGACGACCACAACAAGGAAAGCCAAACTAACTCCTATAAACCATTTATGAAATAATCTCATCTTATTTCCCCTCACTTGCATTTCCGTGACCAAGGGATGAATCCACAGCCCTGATGGTCGTCATACCATCTGTACATTTCCCATGCCCAAGCAAAGTTATAGGCAGGAATATTAACTACTTCCCAAGTGCCGTACTTTGCTTCAATATCATCAAGCCAAATTTGGTTGATTTGAAGTGGTCCTCGGTCCACTCCGTTCCATTGCGGGTGACCCTCAATGACATTTTGGCAACGAGACTCAGACCACACTTCACGGAGAAGTTCAGGGAGTAGGTGCCAAGGCCATCCAGCATCCAATGCTGTTTGTGTCCACTCTTGGCACGGTACATCGGCGTCAAGGGCAGGCATATAGAAGCCTTCAGGAAGCGTGACCACAGTCGTTGTAGTGACTGGAACAACAGTTGTCGGCGGTGTCGTTGTTGAGACGGCAGGGGCGACAGTTGTCGTTGCTGGTATCGCGCTTTGTTCTTCCTTTCCTTGAGCATTAACTCCTACTGCAAGAGTGAGAAGTATGGCGGGTATTGAAAATAGAAGTCTTAGCGGATGATTCATTTGTCTCCTGTGTTTGGTGGATACGGCTGGAGACTTAGTCCCCGTGTGGCAAACACTAGCAGGTGCGCCATCTAAATATTACCATTTGGTTACAGTCCAACAACCCATTGACAGACAAAAATTGCAAAAAGCGCTCTCTACCAGGGGTTTTAGAGTGAGTCGTCTATAGACACGACGCCCCCAGCGAGCCATTCGTTAATGTACTCAAGGGTGTCTCGGAGTTTAAGGGTAACCGTAATAGAGTCGCCCTCTACGCTCTGAACCTCTAATCCAAGCGAGCCCATGAGGCACTCGGAATAGTTCTCTCCACGTTCACGGAACTCTTCAATCATTGCGGGAGTCCAGTCTCCTGGGTCTTCGGTGTCCATGAAGAATTGAACAAAGTGGTTGTAAATCTTAAGTTTTGCATCTTCGTTTGTCATGAGTGTGTCCCTGAGTTCCTTAATTGTTTCCATGTTCTTGATGAACTTTTTTGCTGAATCTGGACTCACCACGACGATGTTGTTCTCTATTTTGAACTCGCCGCCAATAAGCCTGTTTTCATTGAGTTTTTGACGCATTGTATCTCTTAGAGCCTGAGTCATTGAGACACCTTACATCATGATGGCAGAAATAGAAAGTCATCCCTCGGAAAAAAATCCTACGGAATGCCTTGCACGACCAATCCGTCGGTGCTACGGTCATTTTGACGGAAGTTGGGGCATGCCCCAGAAACGAGGAAACATGATTAACGCACAAGCAACCATCATCGGGAATGTCACGAATGACCCCGAACTAAAGTACATCGCAAGCGGGGCTGCGCTCTTACGCTTCACCGTTGCGTCAAACCATTACTGGACTGACGGAGATGGCGAGAAGAAAGAAAGCACCATGTTTGTTGATTGCACGGCATGGCGCTTCACCGCTGAGGATTCAGCGAATGTGCTTGAAAAGGGAGTCGGCGTCATGGTCGTCGGTCGCCTTGAAGAGCAGTCATGGGAAGACAAGGAAACTGGCGCCAAGCGTTCAAAAATCTGCCTCGTTGCAGACAATGTCGCAATCTTGACGCGTTCAATTGAATCATTTGAGCGCAAGCGTCGTAGCAACAACGAAGGTGGCTCAGCATCCCCTGCAAAGAAGCCTGTTTCACCTCGTCAGGCGCAACAGCGTCAATCAGTCCCCACCATTCAAGACAATGAGGAGCCATTCTGATGGAACAAGGTCAAAATGAAAGCCACGGTCGTGGTCGGGGTCGCCCTCGTCTCAACCCAAGCGAGAACTCACGCCGAGTCACTCTCACTTTCCCACAATCACTCATCAGCAAGTTAAGCGAAGAGGCCAAAGAGCGGGACATCTCGTTTGCCGCCCTTATTCGCGAAAAGATTGCTTGATAACAACTACCGATAAACGTTCCAGCGAGAACGCTCGGCACAAGAACTACCGCCACATACCTGCGGTGGACGGAAAACTTATTAGTCCACTAACAAGTGAACCAATTACGGAAAGTTTTTCGGCAGAGAGCCCGCCCCACAAGGGCGGGTTTTTTGTTGTATCCACCGTTTCTATACACCCATCATCTATTGTCTTGTCAATGGGAAAACGACAAGCACCGAAGCGTGAGATAAAAGACATCAGGCGCGTTGGTGCTTGGGGGAAGGTCCATTATGAACATGTTCTTGAGTGCGGTCACACAGAACGACTACCGCGTGCTTCTCGCGCAATAAAGATTGCTTGTTCATGGTGCGTTAAGGCTGAGCAAAAAGATGAAGAACTTCGTTCGCTGATACCGAAGCCCCGGTTATTGATGGACATCTTTGATGAAGAGGATATGAGTTCAGGCGAAGTTGAAGTAAGTAGGACCCGTGCCTCGCTTGCATCTATTTTGGGAATTCCTTTAGATGCTGTCGAAATACTTGCTATTGACTCTTTAGGTGTGCTAGAAATTCGTTCCGCATACATCTTTTTGTCTGCGAGCGACATTCGCAAAGTAATTAACAAGGGGGCAACAAATTGAACACATCAGCACCACCGGATAACGGGGCTTGCAAAGGAAAACCAGTTCAGTGGTGGTTCCCGAATCTTTCAAACATGCTTAATCCAAAACAACGCTCCGAGATGCGCGAGTTAATGGCGAAGGCGGTAAACATTTGCAAGGAATGTCCCGTTCGCAATCACTGCCTTGAATACTCATTGCACTGGGAACCATTTGGCATTTGGGGTGGACTGACCGAGGGGGCGCGAGAGCGAATGCGGAAAGACCGCAACATCATCATGGCGCGTCCGTCAATCATTGACATTCTCGGTGGTGTGCCACGTGCTTGAACATACAAGTAATTTACTTTCACGACTCAATGGAGTTGTAAAGACGGGTAATGGATGGGACGCATGTTGCCCATGTCGCACTGATGATGAAAACCCATCGTTATCAATCGCAGAAGAACGGGATGGGAAGATTCTTGTTTACTGTCATCGCGGTGGAGGCTGTCATGCACCTGAAATTGTGAAGTCGGTTGGTCTTTCTCTCTCGGACCTCATGCCACCATCAGAGCGAATTACGTCAATGGACTCGTATGTTCCACGCAAAGAGACTCCTGTTGTAAAGCCTAAGAAAAAAGAGAAGTTACAACTCGTTTCAGAGTATGACTACCACGATGAAAATGGGAATCTGCTATTTCAGAAGCGTCGTTTCGTTACCGAGTCTGGGAAGAAGACATTCCTTCAGCGTAGTCCCGATGGTTCGGGCGGTTGGGTAAACAGCATCCCTGATGAGATACCGCGAATTCTTTATAACCTTCCTGCAGTTCTTGAAGCAAAACGCAAGAAGCAATCAATATGGGTCGTCGAGGGAGAAAAGGATGCCGACACTCTCATTGCAATGGGAGCCTGTGCTACAACAATGCCAAACGGGGCTGGGACTTGGAAGCAGATACACACAGATGTACTCGCTGGCGCAACCGTAGACATCATTGCCGATAACGATGAGTCAGGGAAGAAGCATGCTGCTTATGTCTTGTCCGAACTCAAGAATGCTGGCTGTGACGTTGCTGCATGGATAGCCCCTAAGGAAAAAGACATTACCGACCACCTTATGGCGGGTGGCGCAACCGAAGACCTCATTCGCTTCAATCCAACAGACGAAGACCAAATCCCAATGGAGGAAGTTGCGGAGTTTGATAATACGGAAGAGGAACAGGACGCTGAACCACCCACGATGATGGACGTCGCCATTAACAAACTTCGTGAACTTCTCTTACGTGACGATATCTCTCCGACAACACTCATCAATCGTGCAACCCTCCTAGTCTCTTCAGCGCAAAATTCAAACTCAGTAACTTCAGTTGGTCGCATGGTGAACTGGGAAGAGTTCGTCAATGAGACAGATGTAGATACATACGATTGGTTAATCCCGGGACTTCTTGAGCGTCGCGAGCGAGTTATCGTCGTCGCTGCAGAGGGGGTTGGCAAGACAATGCTTGCTCGTCAGGTGGCTATCACGACGGCATGGGGCGTACAGCCCTTTACATTCCAACGGATGCCTGCAATCAGAACGCTCACAGTGGACTTAGAAAACCCCGAGCGTATCATTCGCCGTTCTTCGCGAGACATCATGAGGGAAGCACAGAACATGGGCTATTCCCTAAAAGGAAGAGCGCACTTGCTCATCAAGCCAGACGGGCTCAACCTACTCATGGCTTCCGACAGACTCCTCCTAGAGAACTACATGGATGAAATCCAACCCGAACTCCTCGTACTAGGTCCTCTCTATAAATCCTTCCTAGACCCAGGGACTAAAACGTCAGAGGCTGTGACCATTGAGGTAGTCAGGTACTTGGATACATTGCGTGCGGTCTACGGTTGTGCTTTATGGCTGGAACACCATGCTCCGCTAGGGGAGTCGCTGACAAACCGTGTTCTGCGACCATTTGGTTCTGCTGTATGGTCTAGATGGCCTGAATTTGGTATTTCTTTACAACCAGACCCCACTTCTATGGGAGAATATGTATATGACGTCAAGCATTTTCGCGGAGAACGCGACGAACGACATTGGCCCACGAAGATGAAGCGTGGTAAGAAATGGCCGTTTGAGGCGCTTGAGTTTAAGAGGCATGGCGATGACAGAACGTAAATCACAAGTTATGACACGGGAGTTCTTGGCGGAACGAGATGCCCGTATGTTCAAAATGCGTCAGGCAGGAGTTGCCGTAGGAGACATTGCCAAGAGATTTGGCATATCCCCAAAGGCCGTACATACTGCCATGCAACGCCAGTTAGAGAAACTGAACGGCGAGGCACTGATGGCGTACCCAGATGTGCTTCGGATGGAGTTAGAACGACTAGACAACCTCCAAGCCGCAATCTGGCCCCTTACTCAGCATCGGAAAGTCAAGATGGATGACGGGACTGAGATTCAGGTTGAACCAGACCTCAAGGCTATTCAGCAAGTTCTGCTCATTATGGACAGAAGAGCCAAACTTCTCGGCATGGACCAGAAGAATGTCAATATCCAAATGGAAGTTAATAACAATCAGAACATTAAGGCATCTTTGTCTGGGTCTATTCAGGCAATGGCGGTTGATGCGTTTGACCCCGAAAAAGAAGCCAAGCAGTTGCTTGAGATTATGGGTAGGTCTGGCGTTCTCCCTCAAGACATGATTGACAATCTTCTTGGAGGAAAGGGCGAAGTTATCGTTATAGAGCCCCGTATTGAACTAGAGTTACCGATGGAGGTAGATGAAGATGAGTGACATTGAATTACCACAGGAAGATAACGTAGAATTGGCGATGAATAAAGTCGTAGAGACGATGGACTTGTCCATATCTACAAATCTTGGCGAAGACGGACCATCAAACAAGCAAATCATTGTTCGTACAACAGACAGTGACCACGAGCGATGGAAGTTGGCATCGCACAAAGAAGGCAAGAGTATGTCGCAGTTCATTCGCGACACCATCAATGAAAAAGTCATAGATGTACTTGATTGCTCTCACCCTATTGAGATGCGCAGGTACTACCCGTGGGCAGAACACTGCCTCCGATGCAATGCTCGCCTATCTGAATCAAGCAAGAACAAGAGACACCCAACCCAGGGCATTGACTATGCGGGGATGCAGAAAGACAAAGAGAACAAGTAACTATCTCTTTGCTCGCCTCTGAGCCATCTTCTTGAGAGCCAGTCGCCGTGATGCTGGATTCAAGTCCATAATCTGAAGGTATTCAATCTCGTTCTTTACCGTCTGTAGCGTCTGATTGTAGCGACCAGGTCGGCGCTCACTAGGGGTAGTCCCGCCCCAGATACCAAACTCTTCCTTGTTGTCGTATGCGTTGACTAAACATTCCAGTCGCACAGGGCACTGTCGGCAAACATCTTTTGCGTGCTTTGAGTTGGCATATGTCCCCGTACCGCCATCATCTTGCTCAGTAAAAAAGAGCCCTGGCTCTAGCCCAAAACAAATGGCTTGTTGTCGCCACGATTTGCTGATGTCAATGATGGTCATTATTTCCCCTATCGCGCGTCTGGCTCTTTTTTGTTCATATACTCTTTCAACTCTTTATAGCCTCTGTCGTATGCCCTGTCCGCAATAAGAAGCGTATAAGAGGACAGGCGGTCGGAAACGCTTGATGGATTGTCCCAACCATTGTCGCGCAGGAGCATTTCATACAACTCAAACACCGCATGCTCTAACAGTACAATTTGTTTTTCTTGAGACCTCGGGATGGGACCCAGTGGCGCAATACCCATATGGTCCATGTCGGCGAGCGGTCCATAATACCAATTTATTTTCTCCATTGCTTTCCCCTTTTTCGGTTTTGATGGTCGTGAGTTCTGTCGTGTCATGTTGTCCCTTTCGCTTTGGATTTTCATTCTAGCGAGTTCTCGCGGTCTTTGCCAATGCATCTAGGGTGGACTACTCCCTTCATTCGGCTCTTAGATACCCATTCCCCTATGGCGATTGGCTCACTACATGCCTTGCACTTGCCCGCGTACTTGCTCAGGAATAGCCCCGGTAATTGCGACGCACTTGGTTTACTGCGGACGGTCTTTTGAATTTCAACCGTACGCTTTCCAAGAACACCTTTAATGGGATTCGGGTCCCAATCAACATTGCCTTGACCATTGTTCCGCTTCTTTCGTTTGCGTCTTGAAGAACGGGATTGCCTCCAGCCGTCATCGGTCATTTAGCCCTCTGCTCTCAGTACCCTAGGTGACGAATTGAGAAGTCCGTCAAAGACCAGTAACGAAGAACGGTGTCCTCATACTCGAACCAGTCACCCTCAAATAAGTCCACTGTGTGTCTTGTGCGAGGCTCGCCTCCAGAGCAGCAAAACTCAAGCACGAACCAAAATTCATCATCGTCTACTGAGCATTTTTCTTTAATCTCAAGCCCCCATTTTCTAATAAATTGGGAGAAGGGCGTTTTATTCTCATCTTCTTCAAATGATGAATAAATATTGTATACGGCAGTCCACTCTCCTACGGGGTCTACTTCATGTTCGTTAAGGAATCTGATACCACTGGTATGCAGAAAAATCATGGGGTGTGGAAAACTGTTCCAATCTTCCTCAAAATTAGCGAGCATAAGTTGTTCTGGCTCAATGCGATTACTCACATACCAATCAACGATGCTCATGAACATATCTTCGGTGAGTCCATCATTGCGAAGCACGTCAGGGATAGATGATGGGTCTGTGACGCAGAACTCACTACGAGTTCGTGTTTGCGTTGTATTAGGAACGGGATATTCCCTTGTCATTATTGTTCCTTTCTTTGTGCCTGTATAACTTGCCATAACGGGCAATGGTCTTCGTGCTTGACGCTCATCACAAATATATTTGCACCTTCGCTCTTCATTTCGGCGTCGGCTGTGCAATACGGGCAGACTTTAGTTTCTTTATGTTCACCATCAAGGCTGTGTAAATACTGGTTAATAGTCACGGGGAATCAATCTTCAGTGTTGTCAAGCAATTTGCGATTATTTACGACTCGCACCCACTGACAACTGTCTTGGTGTTTGATGGTTATCACAAACTTATTACTGCCATCGTTTTTTATTACAACATCCGCAGTGCAATGCGGGCAAATTCTGTCCTTTTTGCGCTTGCCATCAGGGATGAGTAAATAATATTGGTTCATAGGAGCAGGGGATATCCCAAGGGCAATGTCTCTGAACTCTTTGAGGTCTGTAATTTTGGGTCTCATAGTCATAGAGGATGAAGTTATCGGATGCACTTAATTTCTGCAACCAAGTCAGAGTCATAGGG